CCTGTCCGGTTGCGTAGATGGAAAACTTTCCTCGATACCTTTCAGATGTTATGAAGGACATTTTGAGTGACCCTCATCTTTTACTTCCGACGTCTAGGTTGGGTTCTGCGGAAAGGAGCGAACGTCCATGGTAGCACCTGTCGTTAACTTAGGGTTATCCACAGTAAACTTGCATTCGATCGATGATTACGGTTATTCCTACTCTCGTTACCTTGAGCGTAGGAACCGTTACCGTCAAGCGAAGCCTTATACTTTGGTTCTTCCTTACGTTAGTGAAGTACTTCATGTTCGTTCCTGGGTTCGCTCAGGGGCGTCTCCTGGTATTTCACTTGATGCAGCGGCCGGTGTCCCCTTCTCTGGTGTTTCTTACACGCATGTTCTCAATGACTCTTACGAGAAATTGAGATCAGCTATGTATGATCGCATTCAGATGGGGGTCACCTTCGCTGAGCGTAGACAAGCAATCGACATGATTGTCAACGCTTCTACCACAATCGCTCGTAGTTACACTGCGGTCCGTCGCCTCCGCTTCGGTGATGCTGCTAGGATCCTTCGTTTGGGTTTAATCCCGAATGGGGTCTCTAGTCTGAATCACCGTTCTGCGGGTGGTAACTGGCTTCAGTATCACTTCGGTTGGAGGCCTCTCATTAACGATATTTATACCGGTCTTGAGATCCTTTTCCACCCTGTGAAAAACTACGCCTACATAAAGAAGCATTCTCGCCAGCGTTTTACTAACGTTCACGTTGACGGGGCCGAGAGAATCTCGACTTCCGGATACGTGTTCGCTCAGCAAGGCGCTCGACTCGAGCTTGACTATGACGAGCCGGCTTTCACGCTTGAGCAGATGGGTCTTAACAACCCCGCTGCTGTTGCTTGGGAGCTCGTTCCGTTCTCTTTTGTAGTGGACTGGTTCGTGAATGTTGGAGATGTTCTTTCCTCAATCACGGATTTTGCCGGCTTGAACCTCACGGGTGTCTTTTGTACTTACGGTGCCAAGTTTAGTTATGTTCATTCCATTGATCATAATCCTTCTTGGTATTCGTCCAGCACTCGAGACATCTCTTATAGCTACCGAACCACATCACTAAGTGGTGTCGCGCTTGAGGTTCTAAAAATCCAGCCCCCGTCTATTTCTCGTGCGCTTACAGCTGTTTCATTACTGCTGCAGCAAATGCGAGATTGATTGGGAAATTGTTCCCTTTACTCCTCAGGAGTTCCTATGCCCACGATGGCAAGTATCACCGTCAAGAAAGCCGACACCACCACCGATATCGTTTTTGATGCCGTATCTGCGGCGGGAGGCGATGCCTCCCCCGCAGTTTGGCGTCAGGATACCGGTAATACTGCCGCGCTTCCTGTCGGTTTGCGTTCCACGGTCAAGCTGACAAGCAAGTGGAATGGCCCGAAGAGTGCACGTCAGATCGCCTATGAGGCCGTCTTTCCGTACGCTGTTCTGTCCAATGACACTGGCTTGTACAGTGCCCGTGATCGGGTCGTTGCGACCGGTATCATCACCATGCCCCAGGGTATCCCCGCGACTCAGCTTGCTGAAGCCGCGGCTCAGATCCCCAACCTGCTTGCTTCCGCGCTCGTTAAGAGCGCGTTCGCAGCTGGCTACGCTCCGACTTAAGTCGATTCGTTAAGGGCACTCGATGACATCGTTGTCTACTTCAACACGATCTATCCTCAAGATTCTTGAGGATCTGAGTACTCCTATCTCTTTGTCTTTGGCTATTCGCCTTAGACATAATGATTTGGAGGGGATCTTGTCTTATTCGATAGATCCAAGACACTATGTAGATCCGGAACGTTACTTCAGGGACAGCCAAGCTGTTGCTCTCTTCAAGAAGAGGCGCGACATCCGGGTTGCTGGAGTTAATCCGAAGGCCACCGCCTTAGATAAGTGGTGGTCGGCGGAGCGTTCTTGCTACAAATCCAATGAACGTCTCTCCCGTTTCTCATTTCCTCTCTCTTATGGAGATGATGAAGCGGCGATATTCGAGTTTTTCTCGAATGTTAGGAGAAAGATTCTTTCCTGGATTGGCCCCCGACCACCGAATCTCGATTCGGTAATCGGTCGTTTCGGGCCTGGTGCTACTTACTCAGACAGGGGCCGACTGACCACGGTTCCTGATAAAATGAGTTCGAAACCCACTCTAACTGGCCAGGCTTTCTGGTATATCCTTCCCTATCTTCAAACGAAGTGGGGTCGGATAAACCAAGAGTCCGGCCGAGGGGTCTGTCAAGTTCGCGGAAATCGTTTCGCGACTGTTCCTAAAACCGCACTGACTGATCGTGCTATAGCGATTGAACCCGCTATTAACATTTTCTATCAACTCGGCTTAGGTTCTTCCCTGCGCCGTCGCCTTCAGAAAGCAACGGGGTGGGACCTTGACTCTGCGTCTGATATCCATCGTTCTGTTGTTCGTGAGAACTCCATTACCGGTGAATACTCAACGATAGATCTCTCATCTGCTAGCGATACCGTGTGTTACGAGTTGGTTAGGCTCGTAATGCCGCCCATGTGGTTCAGGGAGCTCGATGCTCTCCGTTCTCCTTTCACTTTAGTCGAAGGGAAGTGGGTCAAACTCGAGAAATTCTCGAGTATGGGTAATGGTTACACTTTCGAGCTTGAGACACTGGTTTTTGCCGCTATTCTTTCAACTTTGTTGGAAGAGGAGGGCGCTCCAGGTCAGTTAGGTCGTGATCTCTTCGTTTTTGGCGATGATATCATTATCCCGACTGCTCACGCTGTCAGTGCAATCAGTGTTCTTCGGTACTGTGGCTTTTCCGTTAATTCGGAGAAGACATTTTTAGACGACACCTTCTTTCGTGAATCTTGCGGATCCGACTTCTTCTTAGGAGTCGATGTCCGCCCGGTCTACTTGAAAGATGCCGTTTTTCTTCCCGAAGAACTTATTCCGTGGATCAACTCTGTTCGCAAGTTATATCTGAAACTTTCAGCCTTCGGCCAGACTTTTGATTATAACGGGTGGCATTGTCTTTTAGACTCTCTGCCCGCTCAAATCAAAGCCTGTCGAGGACCTGACTTTCTCGGTGATGTCGTTATACACGATATTCCCGATAACTGGCGCTTTAAGTGGAAACACGGAATCAGGTACTTCAGAGGTGTTGTCCCGTCTCCCAAGAAAATTTCTTGGGATCACTGGAAACCCCCCGTCGTACTAGCTAGCGCAGTCTATGGAGTTGGAGATGGTAAATCCTCCTCCAGAAAGGGAGATACTGGCGGTGTTATACCGCGAGATCCTCCCCTTTCATATAGACTGTCGTGGGTGCCCAGTTCTTAATGTTCTGGGTTCCTTAGGCTAACAACCTTCGGTCG